CCCTTCGTTTCAGTATCTACGCAAGGGACCTGGAACGGGCGATCCTTCAATTAAGCCGAGAGCAACGCATGGGTATTGCAAGTCTGAGAGAAAGCCTCAAAAGCTTCCCCGGCGCATCATCTCTCACGATGAACTACAAGGACGGCGGGCGAACCGAGGTTTATGCGATGGGCGAGACCTCGATCGAAGTTCCGGCCGGCGCAAGCGATACCGAGGTCGCTGATGCGTTTAAAAAAAAACTTCAGTCCTCGCCAACCCATTCCATCAGACGACAACGCCTAGCGGTCCCATGAGCATCACCGGAAGCAATTCTCTCAAAGAGAAATTCGAGGCTGCCAAGCAGCGCAAGGCCTCTATCGAACAGCGGGTCGAAACAGCCCTCACGTCCTACAACAGCGCCGCCGACATTGCCGAGAGCGCAATCAAGAGCCTGGAGGACGACGCTGCAGCGCTTCAGGCTGAAGTCGCCGGATTTACCAATGGAGCACCAGCATGAAGCTGACCAGCGGCAAGCGTTCTAGAATGCCCACCAAATCATTTGCGGGGCCTAACCGCTCGTTTCCAGTGAACGACCCTACTCATCAGCGCCTTGCGGTCAGCGGCGCCACCAGGGCCTACAACGCCGGCAACATCTCCAAGGGCACTGAGGACCGGATCAAGTCCAAGGCGAGGGGATTGCTGGGCAAGAAGGGCAAATAGTGCTTGGCTGATCGTGGTCGTCAGCCCGGTTTCCGCATGTCGGATGAGCACCGGGTTAAAATCCAAAATTCCAACATTCTCAATGCTCTTATCCAACATGCCTGCGGCAAGCGCAAAATGTCAGCAACGCAGGTAACTGCGGGCCTTGGATTGCTTAAGAAAGTGATGCCGGACTTGGCTGCCTCAAGCATAGAGGGATCAATTACCCATGAAATTGGCGCCAGCGTGGCCGATCTGATGAAAGCCATAGATGGGCGAACCCGCTCTAAGTGAAGCTCTTGTCGAGCAGTGGGCTGATCGGCGCTGGCGTCTCAACAATCTGTATTTCATCCAGGACAAGCTCGGGAACGTCGTTCCGTTCAAGCTTAACTTCGCACAGTCGAAGCTCCTAGACGGACTGCACTTTCTCAATATCATCCTGAAAGCCCGTCAAATGGGCTTCTCGACGTTCATTCTGGTGCTGGCTCTTGATTGCTGCTTATTCAACAGCAATTTCGCGGCCGGACTTGTGGCCGATACCATCGATAATGCCAAAGGACTGCTTAAGCGCGTCAAATTCGCCTATGAGAATATGCCGGCCGAAATCAAGGCTACGGTCGGTATCAAGACCGACAACGCGCTCGGTCTGGAGTTCACAAACGGTTCCGGTATCGAGGTTGGCGTTTCACTCCGATCGGGCACCAAGAATTTTGTCCATGTGTCCGAGTACGGCAAGATATGCGCCAAGGCCCCCGACAAGGCCAAGGAAATCAAATCCGGAACGCTGAACACGATTGCGCCCCGCCAATTTGTATTCATTGAGAGTACAGCGGAAGGTCGTGCAGGAGACTTTCACGATAAGACGCAACAGGCGCGAGGGCTGGCCGATTCCGGCCGATCGCTCGGAGAGTTGGACTATAAGTTTCATTTCTTTCCCTGGTGGGAAGACCCGACTTACCAGACGGAAGTTGAACATCTCGTCACTGAGGAGGATGAGGCTTACTTCAAGGGCCTCGGTGATGAATACGGGATCCAGCTAACTCGGCCGCAGCGCTGGTGGTACGCCGCAAAGAAGGTCGAGCAGGGCGATGATATGTGGAAGGAATATCCTTCTACCCCTGATGAGGCATTTAAGGCGGCACGGGATGGCGCTTACTTCGCAAAGGAACTGCGCAATCTTCGCCAGCTCGGCAAGATCGGATCGTTTCCGTTTGTGCCTGGTATCGCAGTTAATACGATGTGGGATTTCGGCTTGGGTGACACCCAAACGATTTGGCTGCATCAAGAGGTCGCCGGCGAAAGCCGATTTGTCGGCTATTTTGAAGATAGCGGCATGGGATTGGGCCATTATTTCAACTGGCTTGAGAAATGGCGCGCGATGCGCAACGCCACATGGGGGCAGCATCTGGCGCCGCATGATGTGGACCACAGGCGCCAGACGGCGACTAGCGGTCAAGCTGAGACGATCAAGACGATTGCGGCCGGACTTGGTTACACGTTTGAGACTGTCGAGCGTAACCCCGACAAGATCAATTCTATCCAGGGCATCAGGACGAAATTGCCATCCTGCGCCTTTGACGAGGCTGGATGCTCTAAAGGTATCATTCACCTCGAAAACTATAGCCGGGAATGGGACGAAAAATTGGGCTCTTGGAGAAATCACCCGAGGCATGACGAGCACTGCCACGGCGCTGATGCATTCATGGTGTTCTCGGATGGATACAAGCCGTTCGTTCCGTTCATCGCGGCTGTCGAGCCCGAACAGGATTGGGTTGTCTAATCCATGACCGAGAAGATGGACGACGACAAGCTGAAAGCCTTGTTGTCGCAGGAAATCAGTTCGGCCCTGACTTACGACGATACCGAACTATCGCAAAAGCGCGCAAAGGCCCTCGAATACTATCGCGGGATCATGACCGACACGCCAGCCATGCAGGGGCGCTCATCGGTCGTGTCGATGGATATCGCAGATACGATCGGCTGGATGCTGCCGGGCATCATTCGCGTATTCACGGCTTCCGATCGGATGGCGCTCTATGAGCCGCAGAACCCGAATGACGAGGAGTTCGCCAAGCAGGCGACCGATTATATCAATTACGTGTTCATGAGGGACAATCCCGGTTATCGCATCCTATGGAACGGGACTCATGACTCGCTCTTGATGGGCAACGGCATCATCAAGCACTGGTGGGATAAAAAAGAAGAGATCGAGGTTTCCGAGCATTCCGGCCTGACGGAAATGCAAATTGCCATCATGCAAATGGATCAGTTCGTTAAGCTGGTGGCGCAGAAGCCGGGCGAATCGCAGTGCATTTACCTGACCGATCCGGGAACAGGGCAGCAGGTCAAGCAGGAAATCCCGACCTTCGATGTGAAGGTCAAGAGGGTTGTCAGTTCCGGCAGGCTGAAGGTGGATTGCATCAACCCGGAGGACTTTCTACTCGACCGCGAGGCGACCTGTATCGAGGATGCAAGGTTTACGGCTCACCGGCAGGATGCGACGCGCTCCGATCTGATCGAGATGGGCTTCGACAAGGAACTGGTTGAAAACCTTCCTGTTGATCGCTTTTCCACCATTCGGCAGGAACGAATTGCCAGAGACGAAAACTCTACCACGTTCTTCAACAACGTGGGTGATGAATCGATGCTCCTGGTGGAGTTGTTTGAGTGCTATGTGAAGGCCGACGTTGATGGCGATGGTATCGCGGAGACTGTCCGCGCTTTCTATGCTGGCGCGGCTGGGACTGGTGAACTTCTCGACTGGGAAGTCTGGGACGATGACGTTCCCTTCTCGGATATCCCCTGCGAGCCTGTTCCGCACCGTTGGGATGCGCGATCGGTTGCTGACGACACGTCGGACATTCAGCGCGTCAAAACGGTTCTGACACGGCAGTTTCTCGATAACCTTTACTGGGTTAACAACCCGATGACGACCGCTGAGGAAAGCTCGATTTCAAATCCGGAAATGCTCCGCAATCCTCGATTTGGTGGCACGGTTTATTTCAAGAAGAGTGCAGTTCCGCCGGCTCCGTTGCCGATCCCGTTTATTGGTGACAAGGCGCTGCTCGGACTCCAGCACTTCGACAATGTAAGGGAAATGCGAACCGGCGTCTCCCGCTCCACCATGGCGCTGGACCCGGAAGCGTTGCAGAACCAGACCGCGACCGCAAGCCAGAACCAGAAGGATTCGGCCTATTCTCAGATTGAGCTGATCGCCCGCAACCAGGCTGAACTAGGCTGGCGCCGCGTGTTCCAGCAGATGCTCAAGCTGATCGTCAAGCATCAGGACCGGCCGCGCACGATCAGGCTGCGCGATACGTGGGTGGAGATGGACCCGCGCTCCTGGAATGCCAAGATGGACGTGACAATCAATGTCGGCCTTGGAACTGGCTCGCGCGACCGCGACATGGCGATGCTGAACCAGATTCTCAATGTCCAGATCGCAATGACTGATCGGCTGGGGCAGGCAGGGTTCTCCGATGAGGCGCTTGAAATGGTGCCAAAGATCAACATGACCGCGACCAAGCTTGCCGAAAGCGCCGGCATCAAAAACCCGGATCAGTTCTATCTCGATATCAAGCCCGAAATGCTTGAGAAAATGAAGGCTGAAGCCTCGCAGCGAACTGATCCGAAGATGGAAATCGAGAAGCTGAAGGCCAACACCCAGATGCAAATCCAAGCGTCTGAGGAAAAATCAAATCAGGCCCGCGCTCAGGCTGAAATCCAAAAGGCAATAGCCGAAGCGCAGATCAAGATCATCGAAGCAGAGGCCAAGCAGCGCGAAACCGCGATGAAAGAGCAGCTATCGGTCGCGCAAATCCAGAATGAGAGAATGCAGCTTCAGGTCGATCAATTGAAGGCCGAAGCGCAGAACCAGACCACGTTGGCGAAAGCCGCGCTGGATAATCTGGTCAAACTGGAAATCGCTCGCATCAACGCGAGCAAGGATACCGATACCAAGCCGGATGCTGTGGAAAGCAAACTTAGCCAGGATGCTGGGGTTTAAGAATGGCAACACTTTGGATCAAGGAACATTTCAAGAAGCCTCAGCTTGCGGGCGCTCCTGACATTTGGTCAGAACCGAGCGACGTTGAGCAGGCGGTCACGATCAGTGGCACGTCGGCGCAATCCGCGGCGTTCAACGCCCAGACCAAATTCATCACGATCACGTCTGACAGCGCATTTTGCTATCTTGTGGCCGCTAACCCGACGGCGGCAGCAACGAATTTCCGCATTGCGGCGGATGAGATCGTGACTTTTGGCGTCGAGCCAGCGCCGGGCTTGGCTCCCTATAAGATCGCCGCGGTTACGACGACATGATGATTTACCTAGCGGTCTATCTCTATGTGATGGGCGCAACCACGATGTGGTGGTTTGCCCGCGCAACGGGCAAGCCGATGTCAGCGAAGATTATCGCTACCATTAGCTGGCCCGTCTTGGTCCCCATAGTGGCATTTTGGGGATAGCCGTTTGAGCGACCACCTCGCCAAGGAAGCGAGGAATGTGCTATAATAAGCGGGCTGATTTGGTGTTGAAGCACCTAACCAGCCCTAACCAAGCCAACCTGGTGGAAGGTCGAAATGGCTCAATTACGTATATGCTCCATCCCCGATTGCGGCAAGAGAGTCGAGGCGCGCGGCTGGTGCGTTGCTCACTACAATAGATGGTTCGT